GGCGGTCTCATTCACGCTTTAGGCGTGAGTAGGGTGGCTTCCGTTGTTTGGGAAGCCATTCCGTTCTCGTTCGTCGTTGATTGGTTTATCAACGTCGGCGATATGATCGCGTCTATGGAGGATCAATTGATAGATCCTCTTCCCATAGTTGTACACGACTTCGGGCATTCCCTGAAGTACGCGTATCGAACCAAACTGACGTGGAACTGGGGCCTTAATAAGATCATAACTGATCTTGGCTACAGAGACACGGAAGTTTACGAGCGCCGTCGTGCTATTCCTAGCACGATGGACTCATTGTCGGTCCATCTACCTAACCTCAATCAAGCAGGCCTCGGCCTGTCCCTGATTGTGTTGCAGTTGGATGGAATAACAGGTCGGAAGCGGCGTTAATTCGCCGTGTACGACCACTAGGTCCCAGCTTAGGCTGTCCTAGTGCAATTAGTAAATCATGTTTATCTTATGACATACCAAGAGTACCAGGATGAGCTTGCAAGTATTTCAGAGGCAGCCCAGTCACTTAAGACCGGGTTGGACTTCTTTACTAGCAAGATGGTCGGTCTGTTGAGCCGCGGCAGTGATGCCGTGGAACTCCAGAAGTGCGGAGCTCGATTCTGTCAGATCTCAAAAGATCTGACGTCGTTGAACTCCTACCGTTACCGACTAGCCATGTGGTTTTGGAATTCCCGAGTGGGAAATCCTCCACGTCTTCGCTAAGGCGAAGTAAAGCACGCGTGCGACGGTCTGACTACTGAGTCTTACGTCATACGCAATGGGACCATAACCAGTAAACCTAATAGAGGATACAGCACATGTTCAATAATGACATCACGCTGGCAGGGACGAGTACGTCTAAGACGTACTCGCTCATTTCGGTGAATGGCTCTAAAGCCATTCGAACCGATGCTACCGCGCCGCTGGGTGAGCCACGAGTGTTGACGTTAAGTCATCAGCAAGTGTCTCGCTCTTATGGTACGGTAGACCGCCACTTGGTCCGTCTGGATGAAACGGTTTCGGGGACTTCCCCGGCTCCTGACGTCCAGATCTCGGTGCAACTCGTTATCGAGGTGCCCCGCGAGACAGCGACCGCTGCTCAGGTAGCTGATGTGGTAGACCGGTTGGAGGCTTTTACAAGCACCGCCGGCTATCTCACCAAGCTTCTGAACAATGAACCGTAAGCGCCCACTCGGGCGCCCGCGTTCTACTTCGCCGAAAAATAGGGCGAAGGCCGTCGCGATGGCCTCCTTAGGCCGTCTCGTCAAGTGTGCGATACAAGCGCTGCCACGGATGTGGTCCTTATTTCTGCTTTGCCGTGAGGCATTGCAAAAGTGGAGGAAGTAACATCGATCGGGTAGTGTGCGTATCTAGGCTCAGTGTGTTTGAAGCGATTGGAGTGTGCTGTACTACGAGGATTAACCTTATGGTATCCATAATAGCGCAGCGCCAGGTAAGATACCTGGCACTCTATTGCGACTTGTACACTGATATAGCTGTGAAGCTACGTGTTCCAGTTAAGGAGTCACAACGCGACTTGATCTCAATCAAGCATCGCGTTGCATGTGAGGGGATTTCGTTTTTGACGAAGTCCCTACCGCAACTTGGAAAAGCACTTGACAAGTGCTTATCCAAGAATGAACCATTGACAGTCCCGACTCAGTTTTCGACTGAGAAAGGACGAACAACACCTAAACTTTTTAGGTACTTGTTCTCTATGGTTATCACTCCATCCGGATATGTAAATCCGGAGGCTGACACGGGTGTGCTCACAGAGCTACGGCAGCTTATGTACTTCGTATATAAGCTTGAGATACCTGCTTCGGTTCTTCAGAAGGCTAAATGCCTTGAAGACTTCGTTGCAGTTGATGCAGGGCTTAACAGGCCCAGCGATATCGATCAAGAATGGCTCAAAGAGACTTCGGATTTGATCCGAGACATCTTTGCGTCGTTTGACCCAACAGACATCTTGCCCAGTCATGGGCCAGGTGCTGTAGCAACGGGCGAGAGAAATCATGAAAAACATGTTTTCAAACGCATATACAAAACTGTAGAACGTGTGTACCCCTTTACGGAGTACTACGAATACAGTCTGTCTGCCGTTGCTGATCGGTGGCATCGATACGAGGATCTGGAACTTCATGAGGACGGCACCGCAAAAGTGGTGCTAGTCCCGAAGGATTCAAGAGGTCCCCGTATTATCTCATGTGAACCGTTGGAAATCCAATGGATCCAGCAGGGTCTCGGGCGCGCTGTTAAGGCGCATCTCGAGAGGTCTCATCTAACACGAGGTCACGTGAATTTCACGGACCAAAGCGTTAATAGAGACCTAGCCCTGAAGGGTTCAAAGAACCAACAGTGGGTCACATTAGACATGAAGGAAGCATCCGATCGTGTATCTACATGGCTCATCACGGAGTTATTCCGTGGTGTGCCAGAACTTCTAGACGCTTTGTTAGCGACTAGGAGTGGATGCACGAAGCTTCCTTCAGGCCAGATTGTGCGTTTGAACAAGTTCGCACCGATGGGGAGCAATCTCTGCTTTCCCATCCAGAGCGTTACGTTCTACGCGCTTGCCGTAGCTTCGATTATAC